GATAGGCATATACAACGCCATCAAATACTTCGACTTCATAGGGCGTTAAGTTTAACACAGGACAGGCATCTCCATCCTCATCGTATTTTGGAATGTATCTGGGTTTCAGTTGATCGAGATCAGGCAAAAGCTGTAGCCCTACAAAGCCAGCATCATTTGTATCAAGAGACACCACTACTTGCTCCGCTCCAGCGGGGATGATCACCTCAGTCGTTGAGTAGCTAGTCTTGCCACTAGCAAGGACCTGCACTGCCAACTCTGTTTTTTTGCGCTTGCCCTTTTCTAACTTGCTAAATCTTCGCCGAATCTCAAAATCGACCGATTCATTAACTGCGGCCCAATTCTGTTTACAGCGCAGGGATATATACGGATTGATCTCTATCTCTGGCTGTTTTTTTTCTCGATTCCAAATTTGGCCTGTGTGATAACTTGTTGCCCGTTGCTCCTCTAGTACGCCCAATCAAATATCCTCCCGTGCGCTAAATTGCAGCAGATACCAATTAACAGCGATCTGAGTCAAATAGCGATCGTCAACGTCCACAAACACATTGATCGCCGCTCCTGCTCCATCGAAATTATCCGTCAATATAATCTGTCCGCTGGTGGTCTGATGGTTCAACAATAAGCGAAATAAGTCAGATTGGGGGCGATCAACTAAAAAATTGCAATCCCAAATCCGTGTTGCCCCATAATGATTGCCTTTGATTCTCAAAGAACCTGCCAAACTACGCCCATCGGATTTATCCCAACCCTCCCGCCGCAATTGACGCGGCGAATTATCTCCCGTAAATTCCGCCAACACCAAAGTGTCCAATCCCACAGCCGACAAAGTAAGATAGACATCCGTGGGTAATGCTCCCGTCCCCCCAAAAGTAACTATCATACTGAAGACCTCGCAATCGAACGCTGGAGTTTATTATACTCGTCAAACTGATTGCTGTCTGGGGCAGCAAAGGAAACATTAGTATTAATCTGCGGATTGCGATTTTCGATCGATGTTTTAAGATTATTAATCGCCCCTACCACTCGATCATTCCCCTCTTGGGAGGGGTTAGACGTGGGTAGAGGAATATTCGGTGTCGCCACACTCACACTTTGAGGGCGAACAGGTGCGGCAGTCGGGGTAGGTGCAGGCTGTTGTTGAGTACGACCCAAGGCTCTAGATAATTCCTCCGCCTCAGCACGGGCACGGGCAAGTTGATCCGCCTGTTGTTTCGCCTGAGCAGCAGAATTCAATTGTGCCAAGGCCGACTTTTGCTGAATATTTAGAGTTTCTTGCTGAATACGGTTAATTTCCGTCTGTTGTTGTTGCTGTTCTACGACAAATCGAGTATTTCGTTCCGCTAGATCGACCTGTTGAGTCGCCAAATCTACACCTTGTTGAGCATTTTGAGCCGTCCGTAAACCGTTTTCCAAGGCAACCTGAAGCCGATTCTCAGCATCCGCCACCTGTCGATCGCGTTCTCGCCCTGGTGCCAATTTCTGCGCTCGATCCAATCCTTCTCGTGCCGCGCCGACGGCTTTAGCGGTATTCAATCGATCCTGATCGCGCACCGCCTGAGCATCAAGCAAAGTCTGTTTAGACTTCACTTCAGCAATCTGCGATTCGATCAATTGCCGCCGCAGAGCCAGATCATTCTTGGCTTGATCAAGGGATAATTGAGCCTGCGCCTGCACCTGCTCGAAAATCAGTCCCTCCCGTTTATCCTCCGCCGCTTTCGCTTCTAGTTCCTGTTGTTTCCGGGTGAGATCGAAAATTGATCGCCCATTGCCACCCACCAACTGAGCAATCTGCTGCTGGATGATAATTCGCTCCTTATCCCTCAGTCCTCCCGCCTCTAATTGCTTGGTTAGTTCGATCCCCTGTTTCAGTTTATCAATCTCGAGCGAACTACCTACCGCAGTCGCCTCCCGGATCGCTCTGGCGAAATTGTATTTAGCTTGCTCAAGGCCGTTCTGTCGCTCCAGAGCCTTACTCGTCAGTTCAATCAGGGCAACCTCTCGATTAGCCTGATTCTCTTGCTTCAAAGCCGCAATATTCCGAGCATTCTTAACTACTTCAATCTGGGATAACTGGCGATCAATTTGGCGATTTCTAGCCGCATTTTCATCCTCAATTCGTTTAATCGCCAGATCCCGCACGCGCGCAATCTCGGATGCCTCATTATCCAGCAAATTAAGAGTCAGTCTAGCAGTACTTAATTGCGCCGCTTGCACCTCCCGTTGATAAGCTCGTTCCGTCTCTGGCGATCGAGTCTTACCCACTAATTTTGCCAGTTCTCGTTCCTGCTGCCGTGCTAGCTCCAACTGCTCCGTCACAGATTGCCGACTCGATAGCAACTTCCGTCGATCAATCTCCTCCTGAGCAGTAAGCTGCCGATTAGCCAATCGCCCAATTAACGTATTTCTTTCCAACTCCGATGACTGAATTAACTGAGTCGCCCGATCCTGAGCGATCTTAATCTGCTCCAACTGGGATTGATATAATTGGTCGAGCAATCCAATTTTCCTAGACTCCAAGGCATTTATTTTTGCATTAAGCGCATTCCGTCCTTCCAGATCCGCAGATCCCAAACGATCGATCGCCCGTCGATTAATCTCAATCTCCGCATCCGCCTGTTTAATTCGGTTAGCAGCCCGCAAATCCCCAAAATCTTTTTCAGTTAGTAACTTCGCGTTCTTCGCCGCCTCCAGCATTGTCAGTTCCTGGTCGTAAAACTGATTCTGGCGATCAATCTCCCTTCGATCATAAGCATTAAAAATCTCGATTTTCTTCGATTCAAGCAGGGCAATTTGAGCATTAATCGCCTCCCGTCCCTCCTTATCAGTAGATTTAAGTTCACTTAATATCGTTTGCTGCTGCCGGATTGCCAACTCATTTTGAGCGCGATCGTTATCCAAGATTTGTCGATTATAAGTCGCCTCATCAATTCGTCCCAAATCGTTCTGGGCCTTAATCAAATTCCGCCGCTCATCAAAATCCTCCAAGGCCCGTTTGCGCGACCTAGCTCCAATATCTGCCCGGAGTTTATCCCGTTCTAGTCCTAATTGTCGCTCCTCTTGGATCAGTTTCGCCCGTTCAGTTTCACCTGTAGCATTCTGTTGGGCAATCTTATTGACCTCTATGCGCTTGGCAATCTCAGCAATCTTACTCTTGGTCAACTCGCGATCGGCCGCCGCTTCGCCAATTCGTTGCTGTGTTTGGAGTAATTCGATTTGCGCTTTACCAGTAGCGATCACCGCCGTCTCCGTTGCAATTTGCTCCTTACGGATACCAACAATTTGTTGTCCAGCTTTGCGGCGAGTTGCCGGTTCTATTGTCAGATCATCGCGGATTTTGCCTAGCTCTTCCAGTCCGGCATCAGCGACAAGTTCGCTCGTCTCGATTAACTCCTTGATTTTAGCAATCCTGCTATTGTAAAGTTTGTCGATCGCCTCCTTCGCCGCGATCTGGGTTTCAACTTCGACCTTAGTATTATTTTTGATTGTTTCTAGTTGAGTACGAGCAGATTCCATGGAAATCTGCTTTGCTTGAACTTGCTTCTGGGTTAGGTCAACGATCTCTTTTGCCGCCTTGCTAAACTGCACCGGATCGCCATCGGCTTCGGATTTGATTAAACGTTGAGCATCGGCAATTTTCCTCGTTAGCTGTTCCCGAATATCCCCAAGTTTTTCAAGTTCCTTACCTTGAAGCTTAATTCCACCTGTAGCTTTGTCAAGTATTTTCGATTCAATTTCAAGTTGCTTGATGTTGTTGTCACGCAACCTCGCTTGATCATCATTAGCGGGCTTGAATTCTTTAAGATTCTTAATTTGATCGCGAATCGATTCTTTGTGAGCCGTCGCCGCTCCTTGTAAAAATTTCTCACGCTTGATTTGCTCGTCGGTGAGAGCACCTCCCCGTTCGCGTATCTTGTTAAACTGATCAAGCTCAGCCGCAATTTTGCGCACAGCCTCAACGGTGCCGATTAACTGTTGCCCATAAGATTCCAAAGCGTCATTAGCATCCTTGAGATCGTTGGTCGTTTTCACCAAGACCGTCAAAGCAATTGCAGCAGTAAGGGGGATGAGTGCGGCATTGAGGGCGATCGCTTCTCCCGTGAGTAATCTAAATGCTGTTTGTAGGGCGGGGATACTCAAAGCCATTGCAGTATTGCCCGTCGCCACTGCCAAAGCCGATGCATACAAAGTCCCTAAACTGGTAACGGTTGCCAATACAGCAGCCGATAGTGCAGGTAAAGCAGCCGCAGCCAATCCAGCAGCGATCGTGCCCAATTGGGTCAGAGCAATTACCACGGCAGCGGTTTGCACGACAACACCACCCAAGTCAGTCGCAGCTAAATCAACCAACACACCAACTACTCCTGCTAGTAATTCCGCAAGAGGAGCGATTACGCGAGCCAAATCCACGAATACCAATAACAATCTCTTGATCGCGCTGAGGGCAATCGGACCTAAATCCTCGCCGATCTGCAAAAGGGTTTTGCCTAGAGGTGCAAACGCCGTACCAATGTCGCCGCCCGATTTCAGCACCTGATCGGTTAACGTAGTAAAAAACCGAGTAATTGCTTCCTCATTACTCTTCAAATACTTCTCAACTGCTACAAGTCCGTTAATAATCGGTTCGAGTAGTGGTTCGCCCGTAGTTCTGGCTAACCGTTCGATCAAATCTTTGATGTTGGAGCCAACGCCATCGATCGATCTCGCGGCGATCGCGTTCCCGGCCACAAAAACATCAAGACGTTTATTTAATTCGTCAACCAACCGCCCCTGGCTGCGCCACTGATTTACCTGGTCGTTCGTAATATTCAGATTCTTGGCAAGAATCGAATTTTGATCCACCTGCCCTTTTAGGATCGAATTAATCTCCTGCCGCGCCTGCACCAGCGGTACACCCACCACCTTCAGGGAAGCCGCCCACCCCTTAGTCAATTGAGTCGCCGCCGAAATTGCATCAGGAAAAGCCTTAGACTGGTTATTTAAGGATGCTGCGTTAGTCAGCGTGATCTGAAATAGCTCATTAACCTCCGCACTCGTCACCCCCACCAATTGCTGAGTATCAATCTCAACCTGCTTTAGAGCCAATCTGATACTATCCCTACTCGCATTAATTTTAGCCGTCGGATCAGTCACCTCCACACCGCCACTAAATACCCGCGTCGCCGATGCTAAATTAGTCTGAGACGATAAAATTTGCGCATTAAGCCGTTCATTACTGCCAATCAACAGCTCATACACAGGTCGAGCAGTCGCAACCAAGTTCTGAATCGCGGAAACCACATTATTGTATTGAAAAGCCAGTTCGGCAACCTTTGCAACCTGAGCACTCAAACCCGCCCCAAACTCAGAATTACTAACTTCCCGGACCTTATCCCGGACGCGCTGCAACTCATCAACAGTCGCACCGCCGCCCTTCGCCAAAATCTCCAGTTGTAACTTAAGAGGTGCTGCCACAAGACTTCGCCATCAAATTGTTAAAATTATCCCGCAAATACGCCATCTTCTCCCGTCGATCGATCTCCCCCGGTGATTCCGTCGCCTTGCCCTTCGCCTTCAAAATATCAGTCAACAAATCCGCAGGCACACAACTTGATAACTGCATCGCCTCACTCAAACTCTCACAATGGGTAGCGATCGCGGCGATCGTCTCAGCCAAACCCATCCCCGGCCCCTCCGAACTCCCCTCGTGGGAAGGGGTGGGGTCAGCCAACTCAATCAACCACCCGCGCTCCCCATCCCGGCTAAACAATAACTGCTCAATCTGGCTAATCGTCAACCACTCAACGTTAATTCCCCAACAGCCCAACGCCCGATCGATTGCATGACGAAATCTACTATCGTTCTGATACACCTCACCCCACGGCATATCAAGAGGATATGTATCAATAATCGCCCCCAAATCCCCCAACCGATCGACAAACTCAAACCGCCCCAAAACAGTACAACCTCTAACAGCACGCACCGTTCCATGGCGATCCTCAAACTCAGCGATCGGCGGGAAATCAAGCCAGCGCATTACAGGTTATAAAGTTGATAGGAAGTCCGCTCACCATTCGCAACCGCCAACCTATACTCCACCTCCAGCGTTGTCAAATCCGAGATCTTGAGAGACGGCACACTAATCCGGCTCATCTTAGGAATATTAATCCGGTAAGGCTTTGTGTCGCTATAACACAATCCGCCAAAGCTAAACTGATTCAAAACATCAGCCGCCGCCAACCCCTCCTTACCGATCGATTCTACGTTCGTATAAGTCTTGAAAATTCGGTAGACGATCGCCGCCCCCGCTTCTGCTCCATTAAAGATCAGCCTATTGTTCGCGCCGTCAATTATAAACGTACCCGGCGGAGGACTTGCCACCCCCACCGAAATCACCAACGCCTTATCGATCGGGTCAACCTGAAAGACCCACACACCCGCACTCGTCGCCAAATCGGGATCAACAATTTCAAGTTCACCACTACTATTACTACTAATAGGCACTCGTGCTTCCCTCACCTCTGGCAAAGTCACACTGGCCGTGGTCTTACTAACCTCGCCATGGGCGAAAGCCAAAGCAGTCCAACTTGCCGCTTGGATACCCACCTTTAACTTATATTCCTCGCCATCCAGCAAGCTTCCCGCCGTAACCATCTTCCCTTTAACAAATTTCTTGGCAACCTTCTCCCCAGTTGCGCCCGTAATTTCAAAGGACATCGGCTCAACATAGACAAACTTACCCGCCAAACTGGTAAAGTCCGGGGCACCCAAACCATATAAAATCTGTGACTGTGACACCTAAAATGCTCCAATATTTATATAATGAACTACCCCGACTTGCTACGCTAAGTCAGAGTTTCCGATAATCGCTGTTTAGAAAGGGAGAGGCTCCCGCCGACGGTTAACCGACACAACATTGATCGCAAAGACCATGCTATACAGCCACAAACCCGCCGCAAAATCGGTAAAGCCACTATTTGTGTGATAGAACCCCGATGTTAGTATCCAGTCGTTATCGGGTGGCAAGCGCGGACGATAACCAATAATTGCCGACTCAATCTGTTCCATCACTGGATAGAGGATCTGATGGGTCCTCAGATCTTGCACCCGCAACACCAACTCGAATTCCAACTGCTGCTTCTGGGATGGTACACGGCCGTGTACCATCAACCCATTAGGCAATTCTGATCGCTTGCCTTTAAAACCAACATAAACCTGTTTTGCCACTACCGGCCTGCCCAGTTCCGCCGGGTCAACCGGAAACGGTAATGTTTGAATATTCGGCAACTGCGATTGTAGTCGTGCAATCATTGCCTCTTCTAGTTCTAGAATTGCCAAATTAAAAACCCCGTAAATCGATCGATTCTGTCGAGCCATAGCTGATCGCACTCACCGTCGCCGTCGCTGCAACCATCTCATTTGTCGCCACATCAGTACCCAAAAAGTTCTTCCCATCTCGCACCGATTCCAGCCATCTAATCGCATCCTCATAGCGTTTTCGCACATCCTCGCGATCGCGAATTCGATCTACACGATATCGGGCGATATCTAACGAGTAGGGAATTAAGACCTGCGGTACCACACTCAAAGGCAGCGCATACCGCCGCGCTAAATAGGTATCAATCAAAGCCGCCGCATCCGTCAATGCCCGATCCAACGGCACCGTATTGATCGTCAGTGCCATTGGATTATCTAAATTGGTCAACATCAGCGTTTCCGGCGTACCAAAGGCTTCCTCAAATAGCGCGATCGATCCGTACATCAGCTTCCAGCCTCAAGATCAGATTCGCCTAAATCACCAACTACTGCTCGTTTTCGTTTGCTAGTCGTTTTCACCTCCTCCTCCGTCACCTCCTCCTTGGGCGGAGCCGATTTAGCCGATAGAACCGAACCCTCAACTGCATCACCTAGTATGGTCACAAACCCGAATCGCTCAAATAATTCAGCCGTCGCAGTGTCGAGGGTGATTTCTTCCCCTTCATAATGCAACTGCCCTGCATTACCCGAAATCGGGCCCATTAAAATTTTGCACAGTTTCACAATTAATCTCCTACGCAGAAACGTTATCAAATAAATATCCAGCACCCATCCCCGTCAACACGGGAGCGCGATCAGCTATCACGGGGAAGTGGTACGATAAATCCTCCTCACTCCAGCGTTCCGGCCTCGCAACTATTCCATTCCGGAGCACATAGGTATATCCAAATGACGGCTCATCCATGTCGCTATTAGCACTAGGCATGACTGAGTTGTACATATCGGTCATCGCGCTATCAGGCACGTACCCGATCCAGATTTTATTATTTAAAATCAACTGCTTACCCGCCGCCGGATTGAGTGGATTCTTCCATCGCGCTAGTGCTACCGCCCCGCGCTTGAATCCCAGCACATTGATAGCCATGCCAATGTCGATCGAGTTCTCATTCACGTACTTATACTGATCTCTAATCCGGGGATGTCGCTTCACAGAGTTGAATGCCTTGCGCCCGCCAAAGATAATCGTATTCGGCAAACAGCCACAGCCAGCTTCGACTGCCTCAAGTGCCACATCAAAAGCCGCTTCAATGTTGCTAGTCCCATCGCTGAATTGCGAAGCGCCAGAAAGGAGTAATCGGTTAGTGACTGGATACTGAGTAAAATCGCCCAATAAAGTCAATTGATCATACTCAAGGCGAACACCGATCCGGCGCATCGCCATCCGGATTCGCCGCGCTTTTTCACTAAATGGCAACAAGTCAGATTCTTCCAGGTGTTCATGGGGTAAAACCTCTTCGATCGCATCTTGATAAAGCTCATAATCATCCGAGCCATATCCACCCGCCACACTTAGAATTTTTGTTCCTGGCGCACGGCGCATTTCGTGCAAATAAAATTCATCCTCCCCAAACCGGATGATTTTGCCTTTCCGTTTATCCACTGGCACCGGCGGAAAAGCCATCGAACCCACAAATCCATTCTGACGCACTCCATGCGCCACACTGGTCAAAACCGGATCGACGATCCGTTGCGCTCCTAAACTCGGTTGCGGCATATCTTCTCCCTATTGTCTACCCGCACGGGTAATTAAAAATTGAACTGGACTTCCCGCAGCCGTCGCCGTACCTAATGCCATCCCAGCGATAAACTGTCCCGCCACCGCCGGAATTAATTGCCCGTTAGTTGTCACAGTCAACACGTTTCCGCGAGCGATCGCTGCACCAGCCACGCCCACAGCTACATCCATATAGACAACCGCAACACTTTTCGCCGTTGTCGAAATTTCCACTGGCTGAAGCGTCACTCCTAAAAAATCCGTGTTAGCCGACACGGACGCGATCGTTCCACCACCCGTCACCGCCGTTCCCGCTGGCAGCGCAGTAGCCTGTGCAGCGAGCGAAATTGTTACAACATTTTCTTCTTGGATTGAAGGCAACACACCTTCCAAACCCGGTACATAAGGCATACAATTTGTCTCCTAACTTAATACAGACATCGCCGCTTGTTGATAATCTTTCACTGGATCGAGCGATTTTTCCTTGCAATACAGCAATACTTTCGAGTGATCATCCAAGGCGTTAGGCTCAACCGAATAACCACGGGGAACCGCAAAATTTGCGACTTTATCCTCTGATTTTTCCCCGGTTTCACCTGTTTTTTCACCGTAGCTTACTTGCTTAGCCAAGCCATCGATTAGTCCAGATAAAAACTCTGTTCCCGACTGCACAATTGATTGCTCACCAGCCGCAAACGACACTTCCAAGTCTTCCGGCATCGCCGCCAATAGCGCGATCACTCCCGCCCCCTGTCGCGGCAAAATTTTGCCATCGGCAATCCACTTTTGCACCTTTGGCGTAATTCGTTCCTTTCTAGCAAAAGCAGCCTCACGAGCAATAAGTTGTGCCTCACGTTCAGCTAACTGTTCTTCCAAATTTTTCATAAACCAAAACTCCTGATCGTTGTTTGAAAAAGATGCCTCTCGTAACTGTTCTAAAGCAACATGAGACTTGCCAAAAAATCCCGCGTGACCAAACTCAATCCCCTTACTTAAATTCAAAGGATGTCCAGCCAAGCGAAGTTTGGATGACACCCTTGATAATTCCCCACTATTAACTATTTTCTTGAAAGTCGGATCTACATCTCTAACCTCAGTTATCACAACTCGATCATTGACAAATTTTAGTCGCGTACCCACCCCAACCCGATCTTCCTCGGTATCAGGATGCCCCACCACTAGAGGCAACTCACGCTGATTAGCGTTGAACCAAGCAACCGCCGACTCCAACTCTGGACGAGTAACAGTCACAACCCTGCCCCGAAAATCTCGGTGAGTGCCGGGGTAAAAAATTTCGATCGGATTGGGAAGTGAAAACGAGGGCATCGAATCAAATGAAAATGTCCAACCATCATTTTATTGATCGACACCTTCTGTAGAACAGTAGAAATTTTTCCATTGCTTGGTTAGATTTTATTATTATCAAAAAAAGTTGTTTTTTTAAAATAGCGACCTTAAACGTTGATGTTACATCACATAAGAATGGTATACCAAGGCACAAAAAAAACGCGCTCACTCACAAAAGTACGTTAAAGTCAATAAAAGTATGCGTTAAGATTAGTAACAGATCTGATCATCCACCATGCGCTTTCATTTACTACACCTAAATTCTCCCTTAATCGTCAAACCACCCTTGTCCACGTCAGTCCATCGCAGTCCGTATTAGTAACACTCGACGGGGCAGTTGATCAAGTTTCCTGCATATTTACA